TTTCCAGTTACAAAGTGAGGAACTGGTACTAATTCAATTCCTGCAATTTTCATAACTTTTCCTGAAGCAACACCACCATTACCACCGCCTGTGAAGTCAACATTGACTGCATTTGTAGCGTTAGCTAATTTGTAGTATTCTTCAAGTCTCATAAAGCATTTTCTGCCTTCTGATGGAACATAGTTTGCATCAAGCTCTTTAGCCGCCGCAAAGATAGCATCTATCATTGCATTAGCCGCAGTTGCGTCTGTAGCAGAAGCAATGCCTGTGTTAGTTATGTTTGTTGTAGCGTCTCCACCAGTAACAGATGCACTAGCTAGAGATGCTTGACCGATTGTTTGTAAGATATGCTTATCTTTTTGGAAAGCTAATGCTCTACCCATTTCTTGTGAGTATGCACTTCTTACGTCCCAATGGTTTTTTGCCTCTTCAATATTTGAAACAAATACTGATGAGATTAGAAGGTCATTAATTGTAATAACCTTTTCGTTTGAGTTAACGTCAGAACCTAATATTTCTGCTCCAACTGCGTGATAAGCGGCTGAAATTCTACCCAAAACTGGGAAAGAAGCCGACTTGCCATTACTGATACTTCTTACCATATCAGCACCTTCTGTTTTTGAAGCTCTGTCAAATGAAGTAATTACTTCACCTGCAAATACTTTTAGAAACAGGGCATCATCACGAGATGAACCACTATTAGCATTTCCGAATTTAACTGGACTTGCGTTTGACATGTGATTGTCTCCTTTTTTGATGTTAGTTTATAAAAGCCTCTTCAATTCAGTTATTTAGTCAAGATTGTCTACCGCAGTAGGTCAAGTTATTTGGCTAAATTGTATTGGCAGTTGCCACGCATAAGCGTTGCACAACTATATTAACAATCCCACTTACGTAAAGCTAATGCTTTTCTAGTAGGTTTGCCGTTCTTAGACATAGCTCCTTTTACACCACCCATACGAGCACAAAACGATTTACGTCTTCCACTTGTTTTACTTTTGGTAGGTGCTTTTAAATTATGTCCTTTGCTCTTAAAGTGAGCTCTCCCTGCGGCATTTAAGCCGCCTGAAGGACTTTGGTATCTTTTAGCAACCATTATGCTTTCGCAGTTTTGGCGGCTCTCTTAAATTGTTTAGCAGTAGGTCTTCCTTTAGTACCTGCTGTTCGCATTTTCTCACCACGACCTGCGGCGATACGTTTACGCTTTTTGTGAATGTTGGCATAAAGCCCTGTTCTTGCCATTATGCTTTCTTCTTCTTACTCATTATTTTTGATTTTAAAGCGGCAGGTAATCTTTTCTGTCCACCTCTTAATGCTTTACTTGGTCTTCCTTTTTTAGAACCATAAGTTCCTTTTCCCATTGGCATAATTATTTATCCTTTTTTTTAGTTTGTGTTTCGACTATATTGTCTATCTCTGATATTGCATGTTTGGCATGTACTAATTTATCAAACTGTAATTTTATAGTTTTCATAAAATTATCATGGTCTGCAACACCAACAGAGTTTTTTAAAAATGTATCAATAACTGCTGTACTCTCCGCAACTTCTGCGTCATACAATTTTCTTAATGCTATTAACCACATATTATAAATCTGAGTTGGCTAATTTTTCTTGAACCATTGATTGATACGCAGGGTCTTTTTGATACCTGTCATCACCCATAGCGGCTGTAACTTCAGCCCAAGATTTGTAACCACCTTGACCTGTAACTGTTGCTTTACCTTCTACAAGACTAGGCTCATTACCATTAGCTTTTTCAAATTTAGCTTTTAATCCTACAACTGCTAACTTTGCAGTTTCTACATCTTTAGAATTGACGGCTGTATTATAAGCTGTCTTCTCTTCTTCAGACATATTGTCTGCCGCCCAAGTAGACATCTCTGTGTAAGCCTCTGCACCACCAACCATATCTTTAATTGATGTAGCTTGTTGGTCAGCCATAGCTTTTTGACCTTCAATAAACTGGTTTACATAATCTTTAGGTATACCTGCTTTTTCTAAAGCGTCATACGATTTAGCATCTAACTCACCTTTTTCA